CGTAGAAGACTATGGTGATGCTCGTTCACAATCAAGCCTACCTTTAGATACAGGCCATTTTTCTTTTGATAACTGGGGCGAACATTTAATCTTTTGTTTTTCTGGTGATGGCAAGATTTATAAATGGCGACCCAATTCAGGCGGTACAGCCGATACTATAGGAACAGTCGTGACTAATGCACCTACAGGGTGTCAATCAATTATCGTGACCAACGAAAGACATTTGGTTGCTATTGGTTCGGGCGGAGATCCAAGAAAAATCTCATGGTCAGATAGAGAAGACAATACCAACTGGACATCTAAAGCTACTAACACCGCAGGTGATTTGCAAATACCTACAGGTGGTAGAGCAATCATGGCAGCTTCATTTGGCAATGATATTATTATCTTTAGCGATACAGGTATCAGCAGAATGTTCTATGCAGGCTCACCTTTTGTTTATGGTATTGCTGATGCTGGAACTAACTGTAAAGCAGTCAGTAGAAGATCTATTGTTTCTACTGGTAATTTCCTAGCATGGATGGGTGAAAACTCTTTCTTTATTTATGATGGCACTGTAAGAGAAATACAATGTGAAGTGCATGATTATGTTTACGATTTACTTAATTTGCCAGGGAGAAAAGCTTGTTGGGGTGGACACAATTCTAGCTTTAATGAAATATGGTGGGGATTCCCAAGCGGTGAACTACAATACGCACCAAACAAATATGTGATTTGGAATTATGGTGAAAATGTTTGGTCTGTTGGTGAACTAGATAGAGGTTGTTGGGTTGACCAAGGTGTCTTTGATTTTCCAACTTCAGCAGATAACGCTGGGTTTATCTATCAACACGAATCAACTGTATTAGGTAACTCACCTAATTTAGGCGATGCTGTTCCATATGCGACCTCTGGGCCGATTGAAATAGGCAATGGTGACAATTATGTCCAATGCAATCAAATACTTCCAGACGAAGAGGCTAATACACTTCCAGGTGTCACCCTTAGTTTCAAAGGTAAATTTACTCCACTAGGCCCTGAAACGGACTTTGGATCATTTACTTTTGAAAGTGATGGTTATACCGATGCTAGGTTTACTGCAAGACAAGTCTCAATGACAGTCACAGGCAGTACCACACAAGATTTTCAAGTAGGAAAGATTAGATTAGATGTACGCAACAGAGGTAGAAGATAATGGATTTATCCTCACAAAGACAGTACATACAAAGAGCAACCAATGTTAAGTATTCTTTTACAGCTACCACACAGCAAACTATCTATACAGCACCTAGCGGTGGTGACTTTGATTTTGCAGTTATTAAAGGTTTTTTAGCTTGTGACCATGGTAATCAACAAACCAATTTAGATGTATCTATAACAGATACTAGCTCTAATGAGTTTTTTATCTATAAACAACATAACATAGGCGCACACGCTACCGAAGAATTACAAACTAATGCTGGAATTATTCTGCAACAAGGCGAAATAATAAAAGCACAGGTTAATCATGCAAACATACACTTGGTTTTAAGCATTATTGAATATGGAAAAGGCGACTAATAAAGTCACGCCCATTAAAAAAGAACCCGAAGAATGGGAGGTTCAATGGGAACGCTGTAAACCATATATAGCAAAAGCTATCAAACATCAAGATTCCTATACAATAGACGACATAGAGGATAAAATAAGACATGGAATATTCCATTTATGGCCAGCTAAGAAGTCGGCTATGATAACTGAATTTGTAGTATTCCCCCAAAACACAGCAATGAACTTGCTGTTTTGTGGTGGTGATTACAAGGAGTTAGAGGATATGTTGCCATCCTTAGAGGCATTTGCAAAAGCCGCTGGTTGTAAAAGATTATATGGTGGCGGTAGAAAAGGATGGTTAAAGAAAATAAGTCATTTAGGCTTTAAATCAGAACATTTAATTAGCAAAGAATTATGAGTAAAGGATCAACTACATCAACCCAACAAATGCCAGAATGGCAAAAACAAATGTACGAAGAGGCTTATGGTCTTGGTAAGGAAGTTTCACAACAACCATTTATACCATACACAGGCGCACAAGTTGCTGGTTTTAATCCAGATCAACTAAGACAATTTGAAGCCACCCGAGGAATACTTGGCTCTGCTCAACAGTATGATCCACGCGCTGGTTTACAAGCATTGGCAACCGCGCCCACGCCAACTATTAGCCCGGTAACAGGCAGAACTGCACAAATCGGTCAAGTTGGAACTCCACAAGCTGCAACCATACAGGGTATTCAAGGGCCACAAGCAGCCCAAATAGGCGGTGTACAAGCACCTCAGTTTAGAGGTTTATTAAGTCAAGACATAGGAGCATATCAATCACCTTACCAACAGCAAGTCATAGATCAGTCTATGGCTGATATTCAAAGGCAGGCTGATATAGCTAGAGGACAATCACAATCCCGGGCAATTGGTGCAGGAGCATTTGGTGGTTCAAGGTCTGCTTTACTAGAGGGTGAATCACAAAGACCATTTATAGAACAAATGGCTAGAACATCCGCTGGTTTAAGGCAGTCTGGATTTGAGCAAGCACAACAAGCTGCTCAAGCTGATTTAGCCAGACAACAACAGCTTGGTATGTTTGGAGCTGAACAACAACAACAACGTGCATTAGAACAAGCTAGATTAGGCCAACAAGCAGGTTTAACTGGTTACGAGGGCGATTTACAGCGTTTTATGCAACAAGCAAAAATGCAACAAGAGGCAGGTTTATTAGGATCACAACAAGAACAGGCGCGTGCGCTAGAGCAGGCGAGGTTGGGGCAACAAACTGGTATGGCAGAATTAGATATTGCAGGTCGTGCAGCTATGGCTCAACCAGAGTTAGAGCTTAGAGCAAGAGCGCAACAAGCAGGATTGCTTGGTGGTCAATTAGAGGATCAATACCGGGCGTTAGGTTTATTAGGTGGTGTTGGACAACAACAACAGCAACTACAACAAAGAGCTATGGATCAAGCCTACAACGAATTCTTACGAGCTTCTGGTTATGGTCAACAACAACTTAGCACTTTACTTTCTGGCCTGTCTGGTATGCCGGGCTTAGTTAGTCAAACAGATAAAAAGAAAACTGGCCCTGGTGATATCATATCTTCAGTTCTTGGGTTATTTGGTTAGGAGTTAATATGAGTTTTGGAAAATTACAATCAATGGGTGGAAACTATGTTTCTCGACTTGGTGGTGCAGATATTCTAAGCCAAGATCAATTGCAATCATTGTCTCCACAAGAACTGCAAATATATAACCAACAAAAAGAAATGTCTAAAACTGCTGGTATGCGTGAGTTAGCCTCTAGGTTATCTGATGCTTTTGCAGGTCGTGACATTGTTGGTCGTGCTGCAATAAGAAGAGAAGATATTGAAAAAAAATCTGAGCGCGATAGAAAATTAAAATTACAACAAGACCTACAACAAGCTATAGCAGATGGTGATATGGATAAAGCCTATGCAATTTCAGCAATTTTACAACCCGGATCAGTTGCACAAAACATTATTCAATCACAAGCAGGGCCTAGCAAAAAAGACTTACAACCACAAGTTTCACCAGATGGCACATACACTATTTTCCAAGATTATGATGAAGCTACCGGGCAAATTACTCCAAGGGTTGAGGTGAATCAAAGCGTGATTGATGCTCAAGAAGAAATAAGACAAGAAGAACAAAAATTAAAACCTATCCCATCTTCAGCTTTAGAAAAAGAAGTAGAAAACAAATCTGTTATAAATTCTTTTCAATATCAAAATGAATTAATTAATGGTTTTATTAAAGAGGCAAAAAATAACAACTTGCAATTTGGTATAGGTGAAGACATAGAAGATTTCTTTGGAAATTTAGGTTGGGGTGTATCTGGAGAAACGAGCCAAAAAAGATTGGCAAATAAAAACGCTTTTGAAAGATGGAAACAAGGCTATGTAAATACAGTTTTACAAGCAGCTAAAGGCCCACAAACAGATGGCGATGCAAGAAGGGCATTAGAACAATTAAAATCTGCTAAGACCCCAGAGGCTGTAGTATCTTTATTACAAGATATAAAACGAGCCAATGAAAATGAAATTAAATTTAATAAATCATCTATAGACACAAGAAGAACAAACTTTGGAAAAGATCCAGTGTATGGTGGCGTTACATTTAAAATAATAGAAGAATAATGAAAATTGAAATTGAAGGCATTGGAATAGTAGAAGTTCCTGATGAGTTCGGTGATCTTGATTACAGCGCACAAGAAAATTATGTTGCTCAAATTAAAGAACAAATAAACGCAGAAAAATCCTCTGAAGAAGATGTAGCAATAGAATCTGATGCAGAAGAATTATCACTTTTAGAAAAATTACAAGGCGGAGCTAGAGGATTTGCTCAAGGCTTAACTTTCGGTTTTGCTGATGAAATTGAAGCTGGTTTAAAAACAGGTGGTGGTTTTTTAGGTGATTACAGTAAAGCTGTAAAACAAATCAGAGATGATATTGATGAGGTTAGAAGAAAAGCACCAGGTATCGCATTGGGATCTGAATTAACGGGTGCTGTTTTACCATCATTAGCAGCAGGTTTATTTAGTGGTGGCACAGGAACAGTAGCAGGTTTAGGAGCTACAGGCGCAAGAGTTGCATCAAGTGCTGCTAAAGCACAACAAGCTGCTAAAGCAGCTGTTGGTTTAGATAAAGCAAAAAAAGCAGAAGCTGTTACAAAAGTTGTCTCAGACCCAAGTTTATTAAGAAGTATTGGCAAGGGCGCAGGTATTGGCGCAGGATATGGTGGCTTATATGGTGTTGGTACTGCCGAAGGTGGTTTAGGCGAAAGAGCTATTGGTGGTGCAACAGGTGCAGCATTAGGTGGTGTAATTGGCGGAGCTGTTCCTTTGGTTGCACAAGGTGGATTAAAAACCTTACAAAATATTGGCAAATCTTTTGGCGTGGGTGGGCAAAAAACAGCTGAACAATTTAGTGATGTAAAAATATTACAAGCCTTAGAAAGAGATGGTTTGTCTCGACAGGGAGCAATTGAAAAATTACAGTTAGCAGAAAAGCTAGGTCAAAAAGATTTACTTATTGCTGATCTTGGAGAAGATCTTGCACAGCTTGGCTTTGCATCACAAGCAATTGCGGGTGGATCAAGAAAAGAGGTTTCTGAATTATTAGAGGGCAGGGCTATGAGCCAAGCAGAAAGAATATCTGATGATTTAATAGACCAGTCAAAACTTAAAGGGCCATTCTCAACAGAATATGTTGATGAGTTGGCAAAGATACAAGAAGCAGCAGCAGAGCCAGCATACAGAAATGCTTATAAAGTTAATATCCCAGCTAATACAAAAATTACTCGTAAAAATTTAAAAGGTCAAACTGAAAGTGTTGCACTAAGTGATTTGTTTACTGGCCCAAGAAAAGATGTGATGATCATAGCCTCTAAACAAGGTAAAAAAATATTAGGTGCTAGAGGTGAGACTGTACCAGATTTAAGTAAAGTATTAAAAGACGACAAGCTATTAGAAGAATTTTTAAGTAAACCTATACCAACACAATATCTTCATGCTATTAAAAGAGGTTTAGACGATATTATAGAAAAAGGCACAGACTCATTTGGTAAAGTAAATTCTTATGGTGCAGCTGTAACTGATGCAAAAGTTATACTTAATAAATTAATAGAAAAGAAAAATCCAGCTTATGCTAAAGCAAATAAAGATTTTTCTGACATAGCAAGACTGAAAGATTCTTTCAATTTAGGTTTAGGTAAAAAAAATATGTCTACCAACCAAATGGCAAAAATTTTAAAATCATTAAACGAATCAGAAAAAGAAGCATTTAGAGTTGGGTTGGTTGCAAGAATGAAAGATCAATCTCTCAAAGCTGTTGATAATGCAGATTTTACAAAAAGAATATTTGGTAGCCGAGAAAAAAGAAGTTTAATACGCATGGTTTTTCCTAAAACAAAAGAGGGAAAAGAGGCTTATGAAAACTTTAAAAAAATTATAGATTTTGAAAAAGCGAAAGTTCAAACAAGAACTAAGGTAACAGGTGGCTCTCCAACCGCAGCAAGACAAGAAGCTATCAAAGAGGCAGCAATAGATCCAACGCTAGGCGTTATTGGTAGAGCAATAGCAGGTGATGTTCCAGGCGCAGCTAGACAATCATTAGCTGCAATTGGCGCGAGAGCTGGTGGATTGAGTCCTGAGGGCGCAAACCAAATAGCTAGAAAATTATTTTTAATGAAACCAGCAGATCAAATTAAGTATTTACAACAACTTGGTCAAACAGAAAGAAAACTAATAGAGCAATCTATGAGAGGTATAGGCCTACAAACAGAACTAACAGCTGGTGCTGGAATGTTACCGGGTTTGCTTACAGACTAACCCATGCCCCTTGCAACAGAACGAGTTGGTCGTTTTGGTGAATATCTCACAGCAGCAATCCTTTCTCAAGTTTCTGACACAGTAACCATCGTTCCACACAACGCATCCGCAGACATCATCTTTGAACACAACCTAAAGCTGTATAAGTGCCAGGTAAAAACCCAATCTTCAATAGAGCAACGCAGAGGCAATTGGCGGTTTGATATGCGTAAGGGTCAAAAAGCTGCACACAGAAAATACAAAGATAATGAGATAGATATATTTGCTTTTGTTTCTATCACCCACAGAAATGTGGTCTTTTCTAAACCTTTAGACCAAGTTCAACTAACCATCGTTGATGAACATATGAAGAACAATGATGCTCTTAGGAATATTCAAGACATACTTAAAGATTTGCAATAAAAAACAAAACCCCTTAAACTACGCTAATACACTATAGGGAGATTATTATGAATGTATTAAGTTTGTTTGACGGAATGTCTTGTGGAATGATTGCTTTGGATCGTTTAGGTATCAAAGTAGATAATTATTACGCAAGTGAGATTGATAAGTATGCCATCCAAGTTAGCCAAGCTAACTATCCTGACATTATTCAAGTCGGTGATATTACCAAGTTAGATTTATCTACACTACCGAAGATTGATTTGGTTATGGGTGGTTCACCCTGTCAAGGATTTAGCTTTGCAGGTAAACAGTTGGCGTTTGATGATCCAAGATCTGCATTGTTCTTTGAGTTTCACAAAGCTATCTCATACTTACAGCCTAAATATTTTTTATTGGAAAATGTAAGAATGAAGAAAGAATACTTGGATATTATTTCTGAGTACATGGGCGTTGAGCCAATCTTTATTAACAGCTCTTTGGTTAGCGCACAGTCAAGACAGCGTTACTATTGGACTAACATTCCCGGGATTGAGCAACCTGAAGAGCGAGGCATAGTGCTACGCGACATATTAGAAGACCAAGTTGGTTCAGAACATTATGTTGGTGACAATATGCAAAAGAACTATAAAGGTGGCAATCAACTTAACCCTAACTATAAAAGCCAAGCTAACACCATACATAACTCAGATAAAAAATCTGGAACGATATGTGCAGGTACTCATGGGTATGCCAATGGTTATGTGGGTGACAAGCACAAACCTGTTAAACAAACAGAGCGTAATGCTAGACACCTCAAGCAGCTTGATGATAAATCGCTTTGCATGACTGCAAGTATGTACAAGGGTGCAGGTAACAATGGTATGACTTTAGTGCCTCAGAGGTTAGACAAAATGACTACCAAAGATGGTAAAGCATATTGTGTAACTGCAACCTATGATGCAGCTCGACCTAAAAACAGCATGGATAGAAAGCAAAGAACCATGATTCCCTTAGAAGATGGTCAAGAGTTACCAAGTGGTACTGAATATATTTATGATGAAACCAATAAATCACATAAACCTCAACATATAGGCACAGCAGTTGATGTTAAAGCTGCTGCATGGCGCGGCAGATCTTTGAATGAAGATGGTAAGAATGTTAAATGGAAAGAAACCAAGCCAAAACAAATGCTAGAAACTAGAAAAGATGAAAAAAGCAATACAGTTAGCACCTTTACAAAAGATAATTTAGTTGTGCAATCTTACAGAGAAGTCAGAACTGAAGAAGCTAAGAAAGCTCGTAGAGAGAATAGACAAAAAACAGGCAAAGATCATACGCCATTTAGGGCCAAAGAATTACAACCCAGAGATGATGGTAAGGTTGGCACTGTAACTCCGTCTTTAAATAATGATCACAAAATTAGTTTGACAAGAGACAAAGACCAAGAAGTCTATTGGCGTAAGCTCACACCCTTAGAGTGCGAGAGATTACAAACAGTACCAGATAATTACACGAACCATGTCAGCAACACTCAGCGTTATAAAATGCTTGGCAATGGTTGGACAATTGAAGTCATAGCTCACATTTTACAGAACATGGAGGTTGACAATGTTTAAAGGTATTACATTTGAAGCTGTAGATAACTTCTTTGATGAGTATGACTATCATGGTTCTACAGGTTGGTTGACAGAAATAATATATGGCAACATTGATTTGGGCCTACTTAGAAAAGCCATCAATGAACACGCACAAGGTAACTTTGAAAAGTGTCAAGAGTATGTTGACCAAATGCATATAGAGATGGAAGTATGACACCTAGTATGACACTTAACGAATTATTTGATTTATACACAAAAGATTTAAACAGGCGTGGTGCTAAGACTGTCAAACGCATTAGACAGTTTTATGACAACGACATCCGATTAGCTCTTGGCGATAGAGAGATAAACAGCATCATCAGAGGTGACATAGCACAGCTACACTTCGATGTGTCTGAGAGATCTCCTTATACCTCCAATAAATGTCTCTCTATCCTCAAGGCTATGTTTAACTTGGCTATTACCTTTAGCTACATAGAAAACAACCCGGCATTTAACATTGGTAAGAATCGTGAGATTAAACGCAAACGCTACCTAACCAACGAGGAGCTGATCGCCATAACCGAGCAGCTTGATCGTTTAGGCCATAAAGCAAGATACAAGCAAGGTTGCAACTTTTTATGGATGCTAATTTATACTGGTGCGCGTGTGGGTGAGATTAGAAACGCCAAGTGGTCTGATATTAAAGGCAATGCCCTGGTGATTAAAGATCATAAGACCGATCATTCAGGCGAGGATCGTATTATCTTTATTACTCCCGGGGTGCAAAAGATATTAGATAAGTGTGAGCGCGTGGGGGAGAGAATCTTTGACATAGATTCACCCAGATATGTATGGGATGTCATACGCAAAGAGGTTGGGTGCGAGGATGCTAGGCTGCATGACATCAGACATTCGTATGCCTCATGGTCGTTAGAGAAAGTTAATCTATCAGAGGTTGGTAATCTATTGGGCCACTCAGATGTAGCGACCACTCAAAGATATGCACATATCCATAAAGAGAAAGCGATAGGCAACGCTAATGTTGTGAGCCAACACATTCATAGCATCGTATCTAATAGATAATTATAAGTTATTAATATCTATACAAACATCATCCTTATTAGCGGTGTGAATACCTAGTTTTAATAGGTATTCAGCAACGCTGTGAGGGTCTTTGTTTGCTGTACGACAAAATTCAATAAAGTCAGACACTAAAACTCTGTCAATATAGACAGGTTTTCTACCATTTCTTTCTTCAAGAATTGGATCGTCAAAGTCTGCTAAATTCATATTCATACCTCGTTACAAATTTTCGTAATGTTCTATTAACTTATTTAAGTACCACCTGGCTTTTTCTAAGTCCTGAATGTTTGCATCCTTGTACTTATGCCTGTGTATATACTTAATTATCGAGCCTTCTAAATAAGATGGAAACTGATCGCCTAATTGCTGCTTGATGTAGTCTATACACTCCAAGCCACCCTCGTTGTAATGAGGCGGGTGATCCACCATATCGTTCTTTACATTGTCCCATTGTGTTGGGGTTGCATTATCTATACTCATATTTCATCTCCAAATTAATAAATACTTGATAATGATAGTGGATAAGCGTATATTAGTCTACAGGTAAATCAAAGCAGGGAGAAAAATGCATACTGATAGAAAATTTATTGACACAAAAGAACTAGCCAAAAGGTGGGGTAGAAGCTCCAGAACTTTAGAAAATTGGCGCGGTAAACAAGTTGGCCCTACATATTACAAAATCGAAGGTAAAATACTTTACGACATAGAAGATGTAGAAAACTTCGAGACTGGTTCAAGGGTGTTATACAGTGCCTCACGCGATATTTAGTCCTTCATCATCTGACCGATGGTTTAACTGCCCGGCAAGTGCGTACCTGAATTATTCAGCAGAATATACAGTTAATATTGCAGCAGCTACCGGGACATTGATCCATGAGATGTGTGAGATGTTATTAAAGGGCAGACTTGTAGACATCAGCTTGGAAGAGTATTGGCTCGGTAAAGTTGTTGACATAGAAGATTTTCAAATAGAAGTAACTGAAGACATGGTTAAGTGTGCTGAGACCTATGTTGAATACATCTTTAAAAGAAAAGAAGAGTTAAACGCTACTATGGTTATTGAAGAGAAAGTCTTTATGGATGAAATCTCTGATAAATGTTTTGGTACTGCTGACTGTATTTTAATTGCTGAAGATCGTATATGTGTTATAGATCTTAAATCTGGTAAGTGGCCTGTTGAGGCTGTTAAAAATAAACAGCTTATGATTTATGGTGTTGGCGCATTTATAAGATATGGCAATGAAAACCCAGACATCACCATGGAGTTGACCATAGTTCAACCAAGAATTAAAAACGCCATTAAAACATTTGAAATTACTACACCCAATTTATTAAGTTGGGCTACACAAGATTTGAAACAAGCAACTGATGCTTGTGACAAAGAAAACCCACAACGAGCCGCGGGAGACCATTGCAGATTTTGTGCTGCAAAGGCGGATTGTGATGAATATAAATCTAAGCTAGGAGATAAATATGGCTGAAGAAAATAAAGAACTAACCTTTACCTTCAATGAGGATGGTAAAGAATATAAAGTAGAAGACTTGTCTGAAGACAACAAAATTCTATATAACAAAGTGACCCTTGTGAACCAACAAAGACAAGAGGTTATTGCTAACGCTAACTTTGAAGTTGAGAAGTTAGAGATACTTGGAAGGCACTACAGCAACGCTTTGAAAGAAGCTGTTGAGGGCGAAGACACTAAAGTTGAGGTGGCTAAATGAGCATCTTAGATAAAGTATTATCCAAAGCAAAAATGAAACCACCGATTATTTGCTTGTATGGTAAAGGTGGTATTGGTAAAACCACATTCGCATCTACTATGAACAGTCCAATCATTGTTCAGTGCGAGGATGGTATTGGTAAGATTGAA